ATAAGCTTGATGAAGTGTTAGCAGAAGAGTTTCCAAATAAGTTTGGGGAAAAGAAAAGCCCATCTAGTCGAGTGGAATCAGGCTCAGGTAGAGCAAGTCGTGGTAGTAGCAGCAATGCTCCATCCTATGACAACCTCCCCCAAGAAGCTAAAGCAGCCTGTGATCGGTTTGTTAAGCAAAAGCTTATGACTCGTGAACAGTATGTAGCTGATTTTGACTGGAATTAATTTAATAACTTAAAGGAAATTGATATGCCCCGCGCACTAAATGAGTTTGAAAAACGTGATCGCTTAGTAGCTAAGATAGAAGAACGTAAGACAGCAGAATCTGCTCCTACACCAGCACTAAACGGTACAACTCGTAAAAAACGTAACGTGTTTAACGGCACGGAAGCTAAGATAAATGTCCAAAAACAGATAGATGGTTACCACTTACATGTTTTTACAGACACAGGTGGACGCATACAAGCAGCTATGGATAATGGCTACGAGTTTGTAAGACCAGATGAAGTTGGAGGCGTGAGTGAGAATGTGGTTAGCCGCAATGGTGACCTCGGAGAAAGAATTAGATTTCTTGTAAACCCTCGTGCTGAAGGTACGGAGCAATACGGTTATCTAATGAAGATTCGGCAAGAATGGCATGAGGAAGATCAAACCGAACTTCAGGCTAAAAACAATCTTATTGACGCTGCTATTCGTAAGGGTAAGATCACTGGAGAAAATCCATCGTTCTACACCCCTAGGGACGGCATCAAACTTAACTAACGTTTTAAAGGAGTCTTAAATGGCTAACGTAAATAAAGCCAACGGGTTCAGTCCTGTTGGTAACTTGCTAGGTGGCAAGTGGAATGAGCAGGGTCGGCTCTATGCTATCCCTACTGCTGACACTTCCAATAGCTATGCAATCGGTGATTGCGTGATGTCTAGAGCTGGTTCGGATACTACTGGTATTCGTTACATCCAAAAGTGGGGTGGTGCAACTACTACTTCTGCTTTGCCTCTAGGTATTATTGTGGGCATTCGTGTTGCTGATCCAGGTGTAAGCTTGGTTGGTAACTCCTTGTCTTTAGAGAAGGCATATATTGCTGCTGGTACTCGTACTAGTGTGCGTTATGTCTATGTTGTGGATGATCCTTTTGTCTTGTTTGAAGCTCAATTTGATAGCACTGGTGCTACTCAAGCTCAATTGTCTTTGAATGCTGCTGTGACCATCTCCGCTGCTAACCAGACATCTCTGGCTAATGGTGTGCCTTACTCTGATATGGTTCTTACAGGACCAGCAGTTACGGCTACTTTGCCAATCCGCATGTTAGGTGCTGTACAACGTACTGACAATGAAGTAACTAGTGCAGCTAGTCCTTATGTCCGTGTATTGTGCAAATTTAACTATCACGAATACGGTACTATCGGCTCTGCTTCAGGCACTGTCGTTAACTACCTTGCAGTCTAATTAAGGAGATTAAATCATGGCTGGAGTAATTACAACCGCATCGCATCCCAAAGCACTATGGCCTGGTATCAAGGCTTGGTGGGGACAAACTTATGATGAGCACCCAGAAGAGTTCTGTGATTTGTTTGACAAAGACACATCTACTATGAACTACGAAGAAGACGTTCAATTGTCTGGCTTCGGTCTAGTGCCAGTTAAGTCTGAAGGTCAAGGCACTGCCTATGACTCTGAGATCCAAGGCTTCACAACTCGCTATACACACGTTGCATACGCAATGGGTTATATCGTGACTAAGGAAGAAATGGATGACAACTTGTATGAACAAGTATCCAAGAAACGTGCTGCTGCATTGGCTATGTCTTTCCGTCAAACGAAAGAAAACATTGCTGCTAACGTGTACAACCGTGCTTTTAACAGCTCATATTTAGGTGGTGATGGTGTAGCTTTATGCTCTACTGCCCACCCAAATACTTCGGGTGGTACATTCTCTAACAAGCCAGCAGTTGATGTTGATTTGTCTGAGGCTGCTTTGGAAGATGCAGTGATTGCAATCATGGGTCTGACAAATGACCGTGGTTTGTTAGTCGCTATTCAACCAAACAGTTTGCACATTCCTCGTCAAGAAGTGTTCAATGCTCAACGCATTTTGAAAACACAGTATCAGACAGGTAATGCCAATAATGATTTAAACATCATTAACTCTGGTAATTACATCCCTGGTGGTTTCAAAGTGAATCATTACTTCACAGCTCCCCATGCTTGGTTTATCCGTAACACCATTCCTGGTGGCACTGGTTTGAAGTACTATGAGCGTCATGCTGTCACGTTTGATCAAGACAATGACTTCGACACTATGAACGTTAAAGCCAAAGGCTACGAGCGTTATAGTTTTGGATGGTCTGATCCTCGTGCTGTCTATGGTTCTAATGGCCCATAATTGTTATTAGTAACATCCCCCCTCCCTAAAAAGAGGGGGTTCTTTTTATAAAGGAAAATTATCATGGCTTACGGAATGAAAGAAAAGAAAATGATGCCAACTAAAATGGCATCTACTAAGGTGGCTCCTGCTAAAAAAATGAGTGGGGCTAAGATGATGGCAGCTAAGAAAATGGCTCCAAAAGCATCTATGTACAAAAAGAAAATGTAATATAGAATGTAATCTCCGATGACGCTCTAGCAATAGAGCGTTGTTTTAAACAACGTCAAAGGAATATTTATCATGGCTTCTCCTGTTCGTTTCCCTTTTGGTGTATCAACACAAGCAATTGGTTCTACATTAGGCCAATACCCCCTTCCAGATCCTACAGACATCTCTGTAGACTTTGAAGATTTTTTCCAGTATGTTGCTAACGACTGGACTGTAACTAACACTACAAGCTACCAAACTATTGGTCTTGTCACTGGTAATGGTGGAATAATTTCTACAACTGGTGGTGCTTCTAGTGTTACTGGCAACATTGGTGCTATTCAAGCTAATCCCTTTAATTTCAACATTGCTACTAATACAACTACTGCCACTGCTCCTCCTACACAACAAGCTTGGTTCTACACTGCATTTAAAGCTACTACTGCTGCTAACGATCAACTATTAACTGGTGTAGCTGCTTCTATTGCTGCTCTTACTCCCACAGATGGTATCTACTTCAACAAGGCTGCTGGTTCTACAGCAATTACTTTTGTTGTTCGTAAAGGTAGTGCTTCATTAGCTGCTACTGCTTACTCAACTGCTACTACAACTGTTGCTACTCTTGTTAACAACACTTACATTAAACTTGGTTGGTACTACGATGGTAGAGGCAACATTGATGTTTTTGTAAATGATGCAAAAGTTTGTTCTGTTGATGTAGGTTTATCTACTGGTACTATGGTTGCTACATTCCCCAATGCTACAAACATGGGTATAGGCTTTGGCTGTAAAGCTGCTGCTACTGCACCTACTACTGCGGATATGATTGTTGACTTTTTGCTATCTGCCCAAACTCGTGCCTATTAATTAGGAGAGTTACATGGCTAATTCATTTACAACTCAAATCCTTGAAGAAGGTCCACGCAATGTGGCAATAAAACTAGTTGGAGTATTAGATACTTCAAACTTAAGTTCTACTGCTGCACTTGCTATGTCCAGTATTAACCAGGGTGGTTATGGTCCAACTCCTACAGCAGTAAAGATTGAGCACATTGAATACCAAATTGGTAGTCCATTGTCAGTACAACTGTTGTGGAATGCTACAGCTGATGTTGTAGCCGTAGCTCTTGTTGGATCTGGTTTTTCTAATTTAAAAAAATTAGGTGGACTAACTAACAATGCAGGTTCTGGTAAAACAGGAACTATTAACATTTTGACTACAGGTTACTCATCAGGTACGGCAGTATTCACTATCATCCTGAGATTAACTAAACAGGGTACAAATCTGTAATGGATTATCAAAGCCTTCTAAATGCTGGCTTAGTGCTTGTATCCTCAGTCACGGGCTGGTTTGCTCGTGAACTGTGGGCTGCTGTTAAAGAACTTAAGAACGATCTAGCTAAGTTGAAAGAAGATCTTCCCAGGGAGTACGTTGTTAAAGATGACTATCGGGAAGATGTTCGAGAACTTAAGAAGATGATTGAAAAGATCTTTGACAAGTTGGACAATAAATCTGATAGGGTGTAACTGTGTCTTACAAATCCAACTGGGATAACGGTGGTTGGAAAGCTGTTTGTGATGTGTGTGGTCGTGTATTTAAAAACAACGAATTAAAGACTCGTTGGGATGGATTAATAGTTTGTCATAAAGATTGGGAGACTAGACAACCACAAGACTTTGTACATGGTATAGCAGACATCCAAGCCCCTGTGTGGGTTAGACCAGAATCATCAGACTATTTTGTTCCTATTAACTACACTCAACAACCTAATGAGATTATTGATGTAACTGAAGTTCTTGTAAAAGCTGTTGTTAAAACACTTGGTACTTCTAGCTTTGATTCCCAAAGTGCTCTTAATGGAGCTGTTATCAATGCTATAGCACTAAACGCTACAACAACGTATACAAATGAAGAGATCATTACAATTACAGAGACTGTTTTAGTTACGTTAGGTAGAACTCTATCTGACGCAATTACAGTTAGTGAGTCAATAACTAACACAACTACTAAACAACTTAGTGATTCCTCTTCTATTTCAGAAAGTTTACAATTAGCTGTAACAAAAGCAATAGCAGAAAGTCTGTCTATTTCTGAATCAACTGCATTTTCAGTTGGTAACAATATAGTAGAAACTGTTAGCATCACAGAATCAGTTAGTAGACTCCTTGTTTCACCCACTGCACTCAACGGTGCTGCACTTAACTCCTTAAGATTGGATTAAAAATGAAAGACACAATTAACTTAGTAGGTGAAGTAGAGATCCTATTAAACAACAAAGTAGTTTTAGAAAAGAAAAACTTAGTTGTTACAGCAGGTAAAAGTTTTTTAGCTTCTGCTGTTATTAGTAGTAGTACATCTCCTTTTGTAGGTATGGCTATTGGTACTGGAACTACACCTGCTGCTATTACTGATACTACTTTAGGAACTGAAACTGCTCGTGCTGCATTTACAACGTCTAGCGTATCAACAAACGTAGTTAGCTTGTCTAATACGTATGGTGCTGGTACAGGTACTGGTGCTGTAACTGAAGCAGGTATTTTTAATAACTCTACATCTGGTGGAACTCTGTTATCACGAGTAGTGTTTAGTGCTGTTAATAAAGGTGCTCTTGATACACTAGCAATCAACTGGACTATCACTGTTAGTTAATAGGAGAACCTTATGGTTATGAAATTTACCAATAATGCTACGTCTACTTTAGCGTCAGGCATTAATGCTTCGGTCACTAGTCTTACAGTAGCCACAGGACAGGGAGCATTGTTTCCAACATTATCTGGAGATTATTTCTACTGTACTCTTGCTAACACAGCAGGTACTGTTGAGATTATTAAAGTAACTGCTAGGTCTACTGACACGTTTACTATTGTTCGTGGTCAAGATGGAACTTCTGGTGCTACATGGGTAACTGGAGATAAAGTAGAACTTCGTTTAGTTGCTGCTAGTCTTAACAACTTACCTAAACTAGATGAGGCTAACACCTTTACTGCTGCTAATGTTTATGGCACTCCTACTTCTATAACCCTAACTAATGCAACAGGACTTCCATTAACCACTGGTGTTACTGGAATACTAGGTGCA